CGATTGTGAATGGGCTGAGTGCTTCTTGTCCAGCTGTGACACTGGTAGCTGCGGCCGAGCTGTCTGTCAAGCTCTGGGCATAACGCACACGTAGCGTGTGGATTTGGCCTACAGGACCTGTCATTGGTTGTACACCAACCAACTCATTGGCAATCACAGTGGGCATGACACGTCGTATCACTGGCAGGATCACACGATTAAGTGTGGCCACGTTGCCAGATACTGTGGAGCCCGAACTTGCATTTTCACGCAAGTACTTCTTGGTGTTTTCCAGGATTACACTCATTGAGTTACGCTTGGATCCGGACAGGCCTTCCAAGAGTGCGTCTTTGGTTTCGTCCCAACGGCCTTCTAATAATTCTTGTGACATTTAAGTCTCCTTATTTTTATGTCTTGGGTTAAAGCCCTGCCAAACGCTTGAGATCGATCACGTTGCTGGTCTGCTCAACTTGATCTGCATCTGGACTGCGGGCAGATTTATCGCCAGTGGCCACGCTGACAGTTTCTGTGATCACTTTACGGGCTTTCACAGTGCCTTCAGCCAGCACCGCTGGTAGATACTTTTCAAAAGCTGCATTCAGTCTAGCTGTCTGCACACTTTCAAGCAAGTTCTTCATGATTTCCTGTTTCTCTTGATTCAAGGGACTCAGTAGTTCTTCCATCACGCTGTCGCGTTGATTGGATTCACGGATCATGCGGATCTCGCGTTCTTTGCTTTCAACGAGAACTTTGGCTTTCTCGGTGAACTGGACGGCTTCGGCCAACTTGGCATCCTTGCTGGCAATGATGTCATGCAGTTTGCGCACTTCGACCTTCTCATTCAAATGAGTGGCACCAAATTCAGTGGCATAGGCTTCAAAGATTCTGCGTCCAAAATTGTTCTCGCGAGCAATCTGGATGTCTTCCTTGAGTTGGTTTAGTTCGGCCTTGAGATGCTGGCTGACAGCGTTGGACATTTTCTGGGCTGATTCAGTGACGAAACGTGCCTTGAGTTGTTCCAACTTGGCGCGAGCTTCGGCCACCAGACGCACTTTTGTGTTGACCACATCTTGTTTGTCTTCGGCAAATTCTTGTATCTCGCGTGCAAGAGCATGTACCACGAAGCTTTCTAACTTCTCCATACCTTCGTTGTGTGTCTTGCGATCTCGACGCAGTTCTCCGATTTCTTCGGCCAGTTTGGTGATCATGAAGTTGTTGAATTTTGTAGCATCTTCTTTGATCCGGGCTTGGAATCTGACGCGGTCTTCGGCCAGTGCTTGCTTTTCAGCTTGCACAGCTTGGACTTCTGCGGTGAGACCTTCTGTTACCATGCGATCCAGGGCTTCTACCATCACTTGTTTGTCATGCTCATAGCGTTGTGCAAACTCTTCGCGGAGTTCCACACGGGCTTGTTCACGGGCTTCGTTTAACCTGGCTTCCCAGGCCTCAGTGATTTCTCTCTGAGCTTCTTCACTTAACAGTTCGCTATCTAGTAACGGTTTAATAGCATCTTGCATGCTTATTTCTCCTAGATTTTGAGACCACGTATGAAACGCATTACTTCCGTTTTTACGTAGCTCTGTGCTTTGTTGCTGTGAGCCGGGTCCCTGAACATCTCCAACAATTTAGCTCCGCCGGCATGATTTAACAGGCCTTCGTAGATAGCTTGGGGATATGCGTTGGGAGCACTGGGCTGAGCAACCACATCTACAGTGACAATTTCAAAGTCACTGACATGTCCGTTGGCGTCGTTGACGTTGCCGCTGCCACGACTGCTAACACCTAGTTTCACGCCCGAGGTCAGCATGGTTTTGACCAGCTCGCCCATGGGTGTGGGTAATATTTTTAATTTGCCATAGCCTGCAGCACCATCCATCCACATGTTCATGATCATGTGACTCACACGATCCAGATTTATTTTTAAATCTTCGGGATGATCAACTTCACCCAGCACCGAATGGCCGGTCTTGATCTGTTCGTTGACTGTGTCCACAGCCTTGGCTATTTCTGTGACAGGATACACTCGTTCGTTGGCGTTGCGTACACCACCTTCTATGCAGATGCCTTTGAGGTAGAGATTCTTGCCAGTACCATCCGCGGCTTCCTCAGACAGGATTTCAAGACCTGCCTGAGTGAAGCTTAGATGTTCTCTGAGATATCGAGCCATATCTACTGATTACGCCTTGGGAAACGGCGTTTTTGTGTTTACACCAGTGGCTTGTGCAAGGTGTGGCTTGGTGGCTGGACTTAACTTCTTGTCGCCGCCCACACTGTTTTGCACTTTACCAATCAACTCACCAGCTTTGGGGGCTGGGCGACCTTCTGCAGTATCACCTGTCATTTTAACAGGACTTGCTACTGCACCTTTTGCACCGCTGTTGCTGGCAATAGGGCCTTTGGTGTTGGTACCTGCGGGTTCAGAAGTCACAGGAGCAGGAGCTTTGGCAAGATTTACTGCTTCCATCATGCCCATTTCAATTTCTTCCGAATCTGACTCTTCTTCTTCGCCGTTGCCCATGTCAAAATCGGCTGTTTCTGTGTCGTCCATTTCTAAGTCGTCGCCGCCCATTTTGTCATCCATGCTGTCGCCGTTGTCGCCCATGAGTGCTTCAAATTCAGCCATGAGTTCGTCCAGCTTGTCTTCTAGATCAACCACGCGGTCTTCTAAGTCTTCTTCGCCTTCGCCTTCGGCCATGTCCATGCCGGTTTCTTCGGCTTCCACGGCATCGATGGGATCTTGATCACTCATCATTTCGTCCATGGACTCGTCCATTTTCTTGTCTTTTTTGTCATCGTACTCGATGTCTTTGGTGACTTTTTCGCCGGCTTTTTCAGCCTTGTCGTCTTCGTCGTGTGTGCTTTCTTCGTCGAGCTCTTCGGCTTCTTCTAGCTCGGCAGCATCTTCGTCCATGAGGTTTTCATAGATTTCACGTGACTTTTCTACCACGATGTCGTGGAAAAGTTCTTTGGCTTTCGCCTCTTCATCATTGATCACATATTCGATCAACTGTTCAAATTTCGATGTCATGTTTTCTCCTTCGTAGGTTATGGCTCGTGATAATATTTACATATTATCGCAAATATTGGTACTTTTGAGGCCAAAAACTGGAGGTTTTATTACAAGGATATTACAGTGCGGGTGGTGCCGCTGGAGGTGCGTATTGTTTTTTGACTTGCTTGAGTTTTTCTTTGTACTCGTAGGTTCTCACATCATTCATCTGGCGCAGTTTGTTCAGCTGGCGCAGGGTCAAGCGTGTCTTGCGCAGATTGTGCAGTTGGGGCTGGCTGTTGTCCTGGCTCACATCCTGGTAGGCCTCGGGCTCACGCTGGTAGATTTCGTTGAGTATCATGCCAGTATTTATTAGATTGTGGGTATTGGAGGAGCTCCGGCTGGAGCCGCAGGTTGTGCTGTGGGCACTGGTGCTACACCGCCTTGTGGTGCTCCGGCCTCGGCGCCTGTTTCGGCACCGGCCAGTTCTTGTCCCATGGCCAGATCTTGCTCCAGACCTGCGGGAGTCACACCTATGCTGCGTAGATCCTGCCCTTGTGTGGTGGTCAGTTCGGGCTCGTCGCGTTCTTCTTGCCACATCTGTTCGTTTTCCAAGATCTCTTCGTCGCTGAGACCCAGATAGCGTTTCATCATGAATCGCTTGCTCATGTAAGGCAAGGGTTCCAGGGTGCTAAAGGCCTGTATGCGGCTGGTGTCCAGTTCACTCTGGCGATAGCTGGCAAAGTTCTGTGGTTCGCAGAAGGTGATGCTGAATAGGCCTGCGTCAATGTTGAATCCACGCCAGCGCAGGAACATCTTGAACTCGTCGTCCAGCTTTTGCATGATCGCCCGTTGCAGGCGCATGCAGTACTGATTGAAACGGTATTCTTGTATGAGTGCTGTGCCCACACGTCCGTCGTTCATGGCACGATCTGAGTCGTCGGGTCCGGTAGGCAAATAGCTGGATGGCACACGTAGGCCACGTGCCATCTTGTTGTTGAAGTATTTCAAGTCGTCAATTTCGCCCAGATTACTGCCGCCGGGCAAGGGTTCTACACTGCTTCCGCGGCCGTTTTCACCGTTGAATGGAAAGAAATAGTCTTCATTGATGCTGAGCGGATTGTAGCTGGCATCCATCATGTTGGCGCCACCGCCGGTCACAGTGGGTATACGCCGCTGATGCATTTCATTTTTTACACGTTCCACAAACTGCATGGCCATGTGGCTGGGCATGTTGCCCACGTCGATCTTGAACACTCGGCGCTCTGGAGCACGTTGCACACGATAGATCAAGACAGAATCCTCTAGCAGTTCTTTTTGCTTGTAGACCTTGAATATGTTTTCCAAGATGCTCTGTCCAAAAGGCCAGAAATAGTCCAGGCCTTCGTTAAGGCTAAGGTGCACCACGTGGCGGGCATCAATACAGGTTTCGTTCATGGCCTGTGTGAATCTGCTGTTGCCAGTGCCGCCGCCTGCACCACCGTATCCGCCACCATTGGGTGCGGTATAGTTGTTTTGTCCCACGCTTCCGGTGGCTCTGCTGACATAGTAGTCCTGTGTGGTCTTTTGTGCCACACTCATGTTCTGGAAGTTGGGGTTGATGTCCCGGATGATGTACTGCTC